TTAAAATTTGGAGGTCTAACGGTGCTTGAATATGGCCCGCTTGCATCGCCAGTTCCTACCGCAAATCCTGTTGCCATGTTCTAACTCCTTATTCAGAAAACTCGCCTTCCCAGACCAGCGATAATATTGTAATTGGTGAAGGGTCCGTTTTTCTAATTGCAATCTGCCCTCCCCTGGACCACTTCGGGTCCAGAACTATTTCAATCTCATTGGTCATCATTGCCGTTGGAGAACCATAGACTTCGCTTGTTCTCTGGGCAAACTCCCGCAGGTGGTCAAAATCCGGACCGGCAAATATCCCCCTGGCTTTATCAACTCGGAGGTGGACACTGGTCGGACTTTTAAGTCTCCCGGCCCCCACCGCCTCAATCTTGGAATGGACCAGGGGCAACGTCTTCAAGTCGCAGGTGTATGGCAACCCAATATGCGCCCTAGCAACTCCGGCGTCCAGAGTTATTGTTCCGTCTGCGGCAACTGTCTGGGATGCAATCACGGACCCGTCCCCGAAAATTGTCACGGATTCCCCAACCAGGTGGTGCAGGCCGCTAATCGTAGTGACCTCCTTCCTGGCTTTCCCACCGGAAACATAAGCGCTATAACCTGACCCGTTAATATTAACCGGGGTTGTCTCATTGGTGTCCTGGAGTTCAAAGGTGTTCGTGGTCTTATTGTTCAGGGTATAGCGGTTTCCGTTCAGTTCCGTCATTCCGGTATCCGTCCCTCCTATACCAGTCAACCCAGTAATCTGAACCACATCCCCATCGGAAAACCCATGCGCGGTTGCCGTAACGACAACCGGGTTGGCGACAGTTGCCCCAGTTATGGTAACCGGAGCGTCCAGGGATAGCCCAGAATCCACATGGAAAGCGTCCTGGACATCGGTGAAAATCCTGCTATGCATCAACTCCACAAACTTCCTAGTGACCCCGTTGATTCTCCGCTCCACAATGAAGTAGGCCACCTTCTCCCCGTTGGACTCCGGGATGGTGCAAACGGATTTAAAGTTTCCGTCCGTTTCATGCTGGTGCCAGCCCAGGATGTCCGGCTTCTGTCCAGACACATAGGTCAAACCAATCAATACCCCGTCTTCCCGAACAATCCAGATTATCGAAACCGGAGCGCTGGAATAGGCCCAATCATCAAAAGTGTATCCGTCAAACAGATGTGGAGCCACTATTGAAATATCTCTGGCTTTAAATTTATCAGTTTCAAAGGTGAAGTTCATATCGTAAACATGGGCGCCCTGGTCCGCAATAAACAGGACCGCATCCCCGGAAATCAGGGGCTGGTTTTTAGTGGCCCCGATATAACTCTGCGGCCTGACGGCCACGGTGCTTGGTGTCAGCGCATCAGAATTCTGTGTGAACTGTTTCCATTCCCCGGCAGATGTAAACATTAACAGGTCGTCTAATGGGACGAAATGGCGAAGCTCATTGAACTGGGTTGAGGACAGGGAAAACTGGATAGCGTCAGAGTCCTGGGATGGGATGGACTTGGACAGGTTCCCACCGGACCCAGCCCTGGACATCCAGACGGTCTGTGGGTTGTTATTTGTCGCGCCAAATACCCTCCTCTGTTCATGGTAGGAAACAGCCGAAGGATAATTGTTGGTGGACCCAAACGGTGTCTGGTTCTCCGGCGGAGATACCAGGAGGTCCGCGGTGATATTGTTATCCGCAAATGCAAGGTCCGGCGTTTGCCCAATGAACCCATGAACCCCATTGTCTTCCTTGTAAACATTATACCTCACCGCACCGGTAACCGCGTTCCAGGCAACAGTGTTTTTATTTGTTGCTACAGACAGGTCATTGTTAGTTGAATCGGAGGTGGCGGAAGCCACTGACTCTTCCAGGTCATCGGAATCCAAGGCGGTCACAACGTATTGAGCTATCCCTGTTCCAGATGACGGGGATTCCGTAACCGAAAGCCCAGTCGGAGCGGCAATGCTTGGCGCAAAGGTGATGTTGGCAATGGACCAGTTCGCAGCCCCTGTCCTGGAAATTTCCCTGGGGACATAGGTTGGGTGGACGATGGTCATAACGTCCGCGGACTGGGCATAGCCCAGGTCGAACAGGTCCGCCGTGGCGTAGGTAGTGGTCAGCTCAAAGACGGAAGCAGAAGTGCCAGCTGACCCATAAGTTGTATAAGCAGAAGAATTTATGTTCCCATCCTGCAGATCAGTAAGTTCGAAGGTATGCGTAGTGACACTCTTAACCTTAAAGTACCGGCCATTTAGTTCTGTCATTCCAACAACCCCTGATATATAAACCTCCGTCCCATTCGCATAACCATGAGTTGACGCTGTTACCACGCATGGATTGGCCCTTGTAGCCCCTGAGACTGTCTTGTTCACATTTAGAACAGTTGCCGCTTCTGTATGCACCCTCATGTATAAATTGCCAAATTCAAGGGTATAGGCTTGTGTGGGGTTGAAAATGAAGGGTATTAGCCTTGCCTTGGATGAACCGCCATTCTTGACTTCCTTGACAAACTGGAAACCTGGGCGATTCACGGCAGGGCCATGAGGCAGGGGATAGAAATTAGTACAGGTTGCTAAACCAGTCTGGTAGTGGTTGAGGTCAATCCGCCCAAGTAATTCCGGGGCAATGACACCACCACCAAATGACCTCTGATGGATTCGCGCCATTATGTCCTCGCTTTGATTCCACTTGGTTTATAGGTTCTAATGTTCAGGTCCTGCTTACTAATGCCAAAGGCTTTGCCCTGGTTGGCATCCACAATGGCTGCTTTGCCTAGAATCTTCATGTAAAGGTCACCGGTAATTTGTTTTACATTAGCCACTCGGGTAATTGGGAAGGCCAAATAAGAAGCCAGGAGCCATGAAAGGGCATGAACAAAGACTGCTGGAAACTTGGAAGTATCTTCAATGCTTGCAGTGTACCAAAGCTCAGCCGGGTCGACTTCTGCCAGAACAACAGTTCCGTGGGTCACATCGCTTTCAATTTTATACTGTGTGGGGGTGTCGTAGTTTTCTGCCACCACTGCCCTTGCCACCAGGAAAGGGTTGGGTATTGTGAACCAGTAAGACCACCCGGAAGGAGCATCAGCAGTTAGCTTAGACATTAGGATGCGCCTCCGGGCAAACCCCCAGTCCCGGTCAGACAGGCATTCATCCCTTGCAATGGGATAGAACTTCTTACAGAGTGCCGCCTGGGTGGAGCCATCAGGGGGTGCAATGGATGTTATTTCAGCTGCATCCCCAATATGACCCAGAGCCAGATTACAAATATCAACTTCGGAAGCCATAATTCAACTCCTAGCGTTTGGATGATTTAACCCTGCCCTGTGACTTCTTTTTCACAACCTTGTCAGGTTTGGATTCCCCAACTGGTTCTTCCCAGGGTTTACTTTTTCCAGGGGCATAGATATTGCCACCAGCTTCTGTTCCCTTTACCTGGGAAGTGAATGGCATAGGTTCTTTTTTTTTGATAGCAACATCCGGTTCCCCCATCCACTTACCCCGGTCTTCTTCTTTTTCAATCTCAAAGACATCCCCTGGCCTTCGCCTGGTAATGTAATAGCCAGACTCCATTGCCTTGACTTTGATGCCCATGTTATTTCTCCAGTTAAGTTAATTCTTATTATTTTTATTATTCTTATCTTTGGGTGCTATTCTCTCTCTTTCTTGTTTTACCCACTTACTTGTTTCAATTTCTTTCTGAGTCTTTTTTCTTGGCTTTGCCTTGGGATGTTCTTTTTCAACCGTACCCCTGGTTCTATCAATCATTTCTTGCATTTCTTTTTCCAGGTCGCTCATTTCACTTTGTCCCATAAAGCCCTCCTAGTCTTAGGTTATTCTTTATAACATTAGACCAGCCAGTAAAATATCGCAGCACTGGCCCAGCCAACCATAAAACATATTATGCGTTCTATTGTCATGGCTTTTCTCCTTTTAGTTGCCTCCAAAGGTCTTGTAGTACAAGTGAATATTGAACGTTCCTGTCACATCGTTTATAGATATGCCATCGGAAGCGTCTAAACCGCTGTCACCAAACCATACGGTTTCAGAGGTGCTGGCCGCCAGGTGAATATGGACCAACTTGGTCCCCGCATCCCCAGTAGCCCCGTTTACTATTTCAAATTCTGCAATCGCAGGCGAACCTGCGTTCTCCGCAGCGGAATACCCCATCAGCCGAAGCCCGGTAGCCGCCGCAACCGCCGCATTAACGTCAGCGGATACAGCAGCGTTTACATCTACGCTGGCCGCTTTGCCGTATGCTTGATTGGGTACTGACATAATAAAGTTCTCCTAAAGGTAAAAGGTTGGAGGCGGGGGGGATGAGGCCCCGCCCCCAGGGAGGCGCAAACGCTATGGTAGTTAGATAGCGTCTGCGTACGATACCCAAGAATAAGCCTCTTGGTCCGAGATATATGCATCAACCGTAACTGTCGGAGAGGTCCCAGCCAGGACATACTCGACACCGATATAGCGAAGCACCTTCTCAGCAGGAAATGCCATTGAGAAGTTTGCCCCTGCAGTCAAGTCAGTGGAGAGCATAATGCGCTCTACCAAGACCGTACCGAGGCTGGCCGCCGAACCCGTAGCGATATTAAACTGATAAGTCTCATCACCTGAAGTGAAGTCAGCGGCTACCGTTACATTGAAGTGGACGAAGAGAGGTTTACCTGCACCAACCTGCCGAGCAGTCTGGGTAAGGTCAACCACGTTTGTTGAATCCGCGGATGCGGTTAATGCTTGTGCGCTGGAAAGTTCCAGTCTTGCGTCAACCATAGACATAATGTTTCTCCTAAAATGGAGGTTGAAAGTTCAGTTAAATCAATACAGTGAACCGCGTCTTCACTACAGTGAAGACCATATTCACTAACTGATAGTTGCCTCTGTGCTGGTCAGGCTGTCGCATCTTCGGACTGGAATACCGTCAAAAGACATAACGTGTTTCCCACCAACCTCGTCCATCATCAAATTG